ACACTTAATATCAAAAAAATAAAAAAAATGTTTCTTTTTGGGAACGTTAATGCTATAATAATCGCATAAATAAAGCAAAAGAAGGAGCTTCAAAACCATGAGAACAAATTCCGAAATTGTTGATATTATTATCGACTTATGCAATCAAAGAGGATGGAGCTTGAGCGAATTCGCTAGAAAATTGGATTTACCAAAATCTTCCATCTCGAGATATTTCAACAAAAGCAGACAACTACCAATCAATAAGATAAATTTATTCGCTGATACTTTAGGAGTAAGCTCTGAATTTTTGTTGGGAATTAAAATTTCAAATAATGATTTGTTAGATATCTACAACAAACTAGACTCAAAACGACAATCTAAAGTATACGAATTCGCTTCTCGACAATTAGACGAACAAAATGGAATCCAAGAAGAGAAAGTGGTATATCTCGTTCGTGGTCGCCAATCTGCTGCCGGATCCATGATTCATGTGGATGATGTAGATGCTGAGATGGGTGTGCTTCCATCTTCTATAGTCCCAAATGGTGCAAACGAATTGGTTCAAATCACAGGTGATTCGATGGAACCGCTCATCAAGAAAGGTTCTGAAGTATATCTAAGATATCAACCAACGGTCGAAGATGGCGAGGTTGCTATTGTGAGAGTTGAAGATGAAGGAGTTACGTGCAAGTATCTCTATCGTGATGGGAAGAATGTTATTCTCAAGTCTGAGAATCCAAAGTATGAGGATTTGATTGTGGATGCTGAGAGAGTATCTGTTATTGGTAAGGTTCTATTATAGGAGGGTTATTATGTATATAGAGGAACGACACGGGAAGGATGGCATCAAGTATCGCTATTGTGAGAAGTTCTATGACCCACGATTCAATAGATGGCGTAGGAAATCCGTTACGTTCAACAACAAGACTCGTGAGACTAGGAAGAGAGCTCAAGAGATTCTTACGAATGCCATTCAAAAAGAACTTGGGAACGTTGTGGTGGATAACCGAACGATTCATTCGGTCATAGAGGAATACAAGAAAATATATAAGAAGAACGTGAAGCGAACCACATTCTTGTCCGTAGAGAGACAATATGAAGAGTTTGAAGAATTCGTTGATTCAAAGAGAATTATCACTACAATCACAACTCAAGACTTGAATCGATTTTTTGATTTTCTTTTGTATCAAAAGAATCTAGCGAATCAAACAACATCGACTTATAAGTCACGTTTGAATAAATTATTCCAATACGCTGTAAAAAATGGATACATCGAGACGAATCCAATCGAATCTTGCATCATCGAATATAAAGTTCGAACAGAATCTAAGAAGAACCCCAACAAGTTCTTGGAGGACGATGAATACAATCGTTTGATTGAATATACTCGCAAACTCAATCTAAGATATGCGATGTTCTTTGAATGGATGTACATGACAGGGATGCGAGCTGGTGAAGCTCTTGCACTCACATGGGACAAGATTGACTTAAAATCAAAGCCACCAGTCGCACACGTATCTTCAACGCTAGAATACCACCAATTGAAAATCAAGGATGTTTATGCGAGCACTTCTCCAAAAACGACCGCATCGATCCGTTCGGTCTCGCTCCCAAATAGATGCATCGAGATTCTTGCTCAAATTGAAGAATTAGAGGGCAACAATCAAGGATTCATCTTCACCACATCCAAACACACCCCACTATCAATCACAGCTGTAAATGCGTTCCTACGGACACATAGAGAACGCATGGGCATCGACAAGAACATATCAACTCACATATTCAGACACACGCATATCTCGAAGCTTGCGGAGATGGGATTGCCACTCTATTCCATTCAAGCTCGAGTTGGGCATGAGAACAGTCAAGTGACTGAATCTATATACTTGCATATCACGAAGAAGATGAAAGATGAAGTATATAATGCCATCCAAAATATGTGAAAAGCTTGCCCCCAAATTGCCCCCAAGAGCACTTTTTCCCAAAAAATATCAAACCACAGAAAATAGACAAAAAGAAAAAGCCTTGATAAATCAAGGCTTTTCGTGTGTTTCTTATCGTCTACGTTCTTGGATTCGTGCTGCCTTACCACGTAAGTTACGGATGGTGTATAGGATATTCAAGAAAATCCAAGAAACGTGTTTTTGTTGATGTTATAGTGTTTTTGAAAGCTTCACAAGTCGAGTGAAGAACACCTAATGATGACTCAAGCGATTTTTTTGCCCCCATTTTGCCCCCAAAATAAAAAAGAGGCTACCATAGAGGTAGCCTAGTGTGTTATTCTTCGAAGTGAATCGCACCACTTTCATCAACACGAACGGATGCTTTTTCGAGCATCTCTCCATTCTCGTTGAAATAGTAGTACGCATCACCAATCTTGCGAACTTCTTTTGAAATCATATCGCCATTTGATTCGTTGCAATAGTACCATTTGTCGAAATAACGAATCCAACCCGTCTTCATCTCTCCGACCTCGTTGAAGAAGTACCACTTGCCCCCAATCTTATGCCATCCGATAGCCATGTAGCCACCCGGCTTCAACCAATACCAGAAGCCTTCATCGTCCTTGAACCAAGTATTCTCAAGAGCATATCCGTCCTTGTTGAAGCGGAACCAGTTTCCATCAATCTTTTTCCATGCGTTCATTGGATATGTTCCATCTGGGTTCTTGAAGTACCATCCAACAGAATCTTGAATCCATCCTTCTCGTTGAACAGGTGTATCCTCTCCGTAAGGGAAACGGATATAACCGACCATTCCAGAGTATGAACGTGTATTGTAACGAGCTGGCCCCCCTACTTCAAGGAAGTCCCAATTCCCGTCAATATTCTGTTCGATTGTCTTAAGAGTGTATCCGTCTGAATCTTCGATGACTAATCCTGTGTGACCATAAGGCGAACCAGGAACTTCCATGACAAAAATATCCCCAGCTTTTGCAACAACCCCAGGCCCTTCATATACGACCTCGAATCCTTGCGCTTTTGCCGAATCTAATAAATCGATTGCATTACCCCAAAGCCATTTCCCAAAGTAATGGTATGCCAGGTACGCTGGAACATCGGCACATTGATATCCGTAAGCACCATCATTGTCAATGCCTAGCCCGTTGTTTGCTAAATATCTATAAAAGTCTAATACTTCTTGTTTTGTTGTCATTTATATATTCCTCCTTAAGTTGTTGGCCAAGGGTCGTCTGTGAAATAACTTATATTAGAAACCCTGATGTCGCCGATGTCTTTATCTGTTGGTATTGGGTCTAAGAATTGGAAGCGTAAGTGGTTTGCGTCCCCGTAACCTCCAAGATACCATGTACCGTAAGAAACCCCATCGTCGTTATATATTGGTCCAATTAACGAAGTGGATGTTCGGTAACCATAAGGCATTTGACCATTTGTTAAGACAAAAACTTTCTTTTCACGGTTTCCCGGATGTGCCACGAATCCAAGCCCACCACGGCGAACAATACCGAACCAACCCCATTGTAAACCGCCAAATTGTAGTTGCACAGTATCATTAATTCTTCGTGCTTTTACGGATGAATTACCGAGTTTTGAAGATGCATTTAGGACTTTCCAACCGGTATCACCGTCTAATACCGCCCAACCTTGGTTACCTGAAGGTGTGCGTTTAATCCATTTCAAGGCGCCATTTGTCTTAGCGGTGTCAACATAGGTTTGACCTAGTGTGCCTTCGACTTTACCATTCGGCATGCCAGTACCAGTAAGTTCACTAGACGAAGTTGAAGCGTTTTGACTGGTTTCTGGTAAAGTTACCGAGCCTCCTCCGTCTGACAAAACAAGCGTGTTTCCGTTTAAAGTTAGCTTTTGAGGAATGCCTACACCGTCCGCACCTTTAGGACCAGTTAAACCAATAGGCCCTTGAGGTCCACGGTCGCCCTTTGGTCCAGTCTGACCGTCTTGGCCTCGTTCACCTTGAATACCTTGCAAACCTTGAGGTCCTTGTGGTCCAGGCTCTCCTCGTTCGCCACGCTCGCCTGATTTTAATTGAACGGCTTTTAGCTCGTCTTTAGTCGCGAGTGTTTCCGCTTGAGTTTCCAACGTCTGAACGCGCATTTTTAATACTGTATCGTTGTACGGTTGCGGTAGTTCCGTTTTTTTAGCGTATTCTTCTAGGTTCTGATGCTCGGTTAAGTAGCCTTTAGATTCCAATTCTTGCTTGGTAACTAATTCGCTAGTATTCACGCTTGGTTTATGTTCCAAAACTTCCAAGCGTTGCTTGATTTCTGTATCGTTATATACAGTATCATTATCTGTCTTGTTTTCTAACGCTGTTACACGCTCTCTGAGGGTAGTATCATCATAGACGGTGTCTTTATCTGTCTTTGCCTTTAAAGTCTCAATTTCACTTGAAATTTGCTCAATTTCAGCACGTTCAACCTTATTTGATAGTTCTTGCTTAGTAGCGAATGAACTTGTATCAATTTCTGGTTTCGTTTCAAGTGCTTGTAATCGTCTCAAGATTTCAGAGTCGTCAAAAGTTGCACCTTCGACATGAATATTCTTGATTGCCTCTTCTAATTCAGCTTTAGTTACGATGTCAGTTAATGCAATGATGCGTTTTGTGTCTTTTTCTATGATTGGTAATTCGCTGTGCTTATCAATTTCTGATACACGAACTCCAAAAGAGAATTTTAGCAGGTCTGCTGATTGTACGACTTTTTCAGCATAGACATATCCATACACAATTTCATCCGTTGTAATTAAACTAGTGTCGAATGGAACAGTTGCGATATTACCTTCAACCACTCCAGCCACTTCTAAGAAACGATTTGTCGTTTTGAAGTGAAATAATACAATGATTTTTTCAACGTTGACTCCATTCAATTGTAACTTGATGAATGCGTTATTCTTATCATGAGAATAGAATTCCTCTTTTATGTTGTAAACATTATCTCGGACGTTGACGCAAACGCCTGCTTGTCGTTTAATAATTTTTTTCAATGTTTGTCCCCCTTTCATACAAAATGAAAAGGGAAGTATAAAGACTTCCCTTTTCTAATTTAATCTTCGCTCGGTTCGTGATACTCAAGCGCTCTTGAACTATCAGTCAGACCAGCGGTTGTAGGGTCGTTAACAACCCCAACCAATACTAGAAAGGCAAACAATACATTGATAAATACTAGAATTTTATCAACCGTATCTCCAAACTCCAATTTAAAATTGAAGATATTCGCAAATGCTTGCGCAAGTAATGCTAATGCTGGCACTAATGCAAGCCAAAAGTTTTTATTTTTAATTCGTACTTTCCAGTTAATTTTGTTCATTATCTTTCCTCCACAATTTCCAGTTCGAGAAATTTCTCAAACAATATTTTAATAGCACCATTTCCACCCAATTCAACGTAACTTTCATATAGCCGAGTTAATTCCTCAATCTCATGCTGATTCGTTCTACCACGTCTGATTGCTTTTTTTAGATTTTCCTGCAATCGAAAACGTTGTAGACGTTGCAAACCTTTTCTAATGAGCGAGAGATTGGTACGATTATCTCGCCCAATCTCAGTAACTTCGCCCACTGATTTTTCAAGCTCACCTATTTTGTCAGCAAGAACATTGATTTGTTTTTCAGTCTCTTTTGTATTTTGAGTACTTTTAAATGAGAAATAACTTGGAATTATCACAATCAAAACGGGCGTGAGTTTATCGATTAAGGTTAAAAATTCCAATTAAACCACTCCCCTTTTTCACTAATTCTATTGTAACGGCTGTGTGTCTAGCTCGTTGGCTGGTTTTTCTTGTTTAGGTTCAGTCCATTTCCAAATGCCTAGCTTTCCGTTTTGCTCTAATGATGCGAGTTGCTCAAGAGTTTCGCCTTGATAAGTGAATGGCTCGTTTACTTGAATCATTACACGTCTACCTTCTTGATATTTTTCGATGTGGTTAGGGTTTTCAAGTGTGAAGATTTCTTGTGGTTGGTAAGTCTTACCAATTTTTCCAAGGTTAACCAATTCAAGACCACGTTTGAAAACAGTTGGATCTAGTGGATTGTCCGTGTCTGTTACACGAGCCAACACAGCCCAATCTGCAACTGCTTTAACTTCTGCAATTTTTGCATCTTTTTCAGCAAGCTTTTCTTCGTAACTTTCAGCTTGCGTTTGCAAGTCTTCTTGAAGTTTCTTCACTCCCTCGGCTGGATTGAATTCAGTAGTCACTTGAGCAATGACCGCTTTAATCAAGTCTTCATCTGACTCATTCATGTGATTACCGATCAATACACGGTCAAATGCCGTATATGGTGCTTCTTGACGGACCGCAACAAATGTACGGTTGTTTTCTTGTAAGTATTTGTTGATAACTTTAAATGTCATATATTATTCTTCCTTTTCTTTTCTTACTTTTTCAAATTTTGCTTTTAGTTCTTCATCTGATTCGATGATTCGTTTCATCTGCTCCAATTCCATAGCTGTAACTGTGTATAGAGCTTCTAGTGTAGCTGATTGAGCAGCTTCATTGCTGATTCTCTCACTCAATGATTTAATTGTGAGACTACTAATCTGCTTGTCTTGTTCGTTCATGTTTTTTCCAACCTTTCTACTTTCTGCTTGAGTTCTTGAATAGCCTTGATTAAGTAAGGCACAAGTGCGAACGTGTTATATGAGTAAGCACCGTCCGGATTTTCAAAAAACGCTTCTGGTGCAACTCGCTGGACATCTTGAGCCATGATACCGCATGAGATATCTTCAATCTTGTCATCATATCCCTTACGATAAGAGTAGGTTTTCAACTGCTCGATAACATCCAACCCTGAAACTTGACTGTCTTGGATATTAGTCTTGTATCGACGGTCGGAGATATCTTTGTTTAAAGGAATCCACGAATACCCACCAGTTTGACGATATAGATAGGCATAACCATTGCTTTCCTCGATACGTTTATATGAAGGTGAGTGGACCCAATAACCGACTTTATTACTCGCTCTGTCAATGTAATAGAAGACGTCGCCAGTCACTTCGAGATTTCCGTGAATCCGAGGAACATTCCAAAATTGTGCTTTGTTGTAACAGAACATTTCTCCTGTTCGTTTCACATACCAAGCATAGTTGCCTGGTTTATCCCAGTTATCTCCCCAGTTTACCCAAAGAGCGGTTTGACCCCAAGCTGAGCTACCGTTACTCATACCAACTGCAAATTGATTGGTACCAGTCAACCAAGAAACGCTTGGATCTTTATCATGTGTACCGATTTGGAATCCACCGATTTTTCCTTTATAACCTTCAAGCAAGGTTGCTGATACTACTACTGACCGTAGTTTGTTGATGAAGGCTGTTTTAGCAGCGAGCGTATCCGTGAATAAATCACTAGCGACGAACCTTCTAGCCATAGCAGAATCCATAACTAGCTTATCAGCCGTGATTGAATCGGCTCTGATGATATCTGAATTAAGCGTTCCAATTCGTGCGTCACCCACAAACAATCGTTTAAAATAACCGTCTATTGCTGTAATTTCATCAGCAAGTGTTCGACCTTTTAGTCGGATTTTACTTGCTTCAATCAAAGCGTCGTTAGGTGCTAAATTGATTTGAGATGTTACTGCTCCTGGACTAGTCAAGGTTTGGATAGCAAAACTATCTTTTAACAATGACATAGACACTCGATTATACTCGTTGTTGTAGTCAGTGCTATCTACGAATTCCTCAGGAATTAAACGTTTATCAACAACCATAGGCTTATGAATAACGATATTACCTGGACTTGAAAGGACAAACCTAAGTGAGTACTCATTAAGTTCTCCCGTCGTAGGAATGTCTAAATATCCTGTAAATACCTGATTGCCAGTTTTATTAAGAAGAATTTGAGAGGCATAATACATCCCCAGCTCTGGAGTGTTATCCAATAATTGAATTAAAACCATACCATCTTTAGGCACTTTTTCTACTTCAATCTCGATACGATACCCAAGACTCTCTCCTTGTTTGACAAACTTTTTAGTAAGAGGGAATCGAACCCCCAACCAGCCTGCCATAGTGTCAGTATAGTTAATTCTGATACCATCATGATCACCAAAGCTAACACGTTCTAAATGCTTATCTGTTGCTACTGATGAAATGTATTTAGGAATCTTTGTTGGCGCATAAAATAGATTAGTAAGTTTACTAAATCTCTTTCCTACTTCAACATTAAACAATTCTGAGGTTAAAGCCATGCGGGCGATATTTGAAGCAACGTTTGAATCCGTACTACCCAACATACGCTCGTAGAGTTGATTAGTTTCTTTAACACGCTGGAAATCATTTGTGTTTTTAGCAACATTTTTCTTCAATTCTTCAACAAGGTCAGCACTCGCCCCAGCTTTTTTCAAGGCTTCCTCTGATTTTGCTTTAATTTCATCAAGTCCAGTTGGGCTGAATTCTTGGAACCTTTGATTGATTTCATCAGATAACGCACGCTTAGTTTCTTCGGCTTTATTTTCGTATTCTTTTATAGCATTATCAAATTCAAGTTTGTTGATTCGCACTTTCTCATCGAATTCTTTATTTCGTCTTTCGACTTCATCCACAACAGCTTTTTCAATTAGTGATTCGCTAAAACCACTCACTGCATCTATTATTGCTTGTTGACGTGTTGCACGGTCTTTAGCTTGTAACGTTTGATAATCGCCTAATTCAGCAACTGAACGGTTATTATCCAATTTATCGATGACCAATTTGTGGATTCTAGCTTCAAAAGCAATCCCTATCTGGTCTCTTACGATTCCTACGCTATCACCAATCCAAATATCTTGCTCAATCGCATTGGCTAAATCTAGAAGATTGGCTTTAAATGTTACGATTGGAACAGATAAGCGTTGCAGCTCTTTATAAGTCGCTTTTAGCAACTCAACAGGATCTTCAATATCCTCATTGGTATATACGCCAAAACGATGCTTAATAACGCCATTTTGATGTAAACCGTAGATATTTTTAGCAGCGTCATTTGTTACATAATTCTGCCCTGAAGGCTTATCGACAGGGTCGCCATTTGATACAGTCCAAACAACATCTTTAAACTGGACTCTACGACCATAACCGCCCGTAGCTTCCCCAGTTTCATCCGTGATTTGTTCACCCTTACCACGGCCGATAAGAGCAGTTACAACATCATCAGACGATTCTTCGTAGGTAACATTTAGAATATTAGTTCCATACTCGAATTGATGACCTGTAACACGTCCAAAGCGTTGATTTAGGTCAATGTATCGTCCGATTATCTTATTTTCGACAAAGGTATATCTAATCTTGAACTCGCAAGCATACGATTCAATTATTTTAACAAGCGCTTGACGAACTGAAATATAGTAGAAACTCAATTTACCTGTTCTAGTCAAGCCGTCTACATTTCCTAATTGATAGCCTGTTCCTTCTAAAATTCCACTCAATACTTGGTCAGCAGTTCCACCAGGGCGCTTATTCTCGATGATGAACGAATGTAAGTCACTTTCTGCTCTATCTATCCCTTGGATAGTCAATCCTATGTCGCCAGATTTTCCCGAAATTCTGAACAAACAAAAAGCCCTGTCTCGTGATTGAAATCCGAAAAACTGGGCTTCTTTGATAATTTCAGGCTTGTAATCTATAGGGATTTCAAAGCTCGCTCTATCAAACTGATTTAATTCAATCGTATGAGTGAACTCTTCAAGGCTCGCTTCATCTATGACATCAATCAATTCTTCTGTCTGATTAAATAAATAGATCATGCGAACACCTCTTTATACTCAATGCTATTCAATGTAGCACCCTCAACTTGAAATGTGTTAACGCCTTTTTGAAGTTTGAAATAGCGACTATTAACCATATCAAAGTTCATCAACTCGTTTCTGTCGTTTAACGTGATTTCTCTAGTCTCACAATTAACAAGTAGATTAGAACCTTGAATATAAGCAGCCTTTAATCTGATATATTTTTGTGACTCAAGGTGCAAGATACGAATTTCAGAACCTTCTTGCGTTGTAAGCCTCAAAATAGGCTCTACAGGAAAGTCTCCGTTATAAGTTACCGTGTTAGTTGTCGCAGTTTTTGGCTCAGTATACTTGAATGGGTCATAGCAAATGAAATGTAATTTAATAACAGTATCGTTTGCATCTTCCAATTCTGGTTTTTTAACCTTAGAAAAGATTGCTTTGTAATATCTTTCCGTATCATCACCAAACACTAATTTTTTAGCTTGTCTAGAGAACAATAAGCGGTTTAACCGTTCATACTGCTTTCTCATTCCTATATCATTATAGCCTGTTAGCTTAACCTGTATCTCAATTTCACGCTCTTTGTAAGTAGCGCCATAGAGATATTGACCGTCTCGACCTTTGATAGTCGATGTTTCATGACGAAAATCGAGGACATCACGTCCTGTTGTGTTCGCCACAAAGAATGTTCCGTCCTCGTTATTCATTTCTTGATTGAGGTTTACACCACCAAATTGAACTTCTAAACCAGAATTAAATGTTGGTGTGCCTTTTGTTGTGTCGTTAAAAATATACATTTAATAACCCATTAAAGGCTTGAAGCCTTCAATCTTATCCTTTCTTCTTTACTTTGAATGTTGGAAATGTCCGCAACAAATGCTCTGAAATCATTAGAACCAAGTGCAAGGTTAATAACCGCTGGCTCTTTAGTCTGGTTGACTTCGTAAGTTGCTGATAATGTACCAGATACATTGTTCGAGAAATCTCCCTGCAAAGCATTTGACATAGCTGAAACTCTTGAACCTGCATCATCGAACATCGAACGGATACCGTCCGCCATTCCAGACACGTTGCCTTTGACATTTTCAAATCCACTCATTAAAGCAGTATTGAAACCGCCCATGATAGCTTGCCCTGCTGGAATCAACAATCTACGGTCATAAGAGATAGGACCTTTGTGTTCCGCAATCCAGTTAGCAACACCACCAATAAAATCAGTAACCGCGCTCCATGCAGCTTTTAACCCACCAAGGAAACCGTCCATAATCGCACGACCTGCACCGCTTAAATCAATATTCCATAATCTACCAAAGAAACCGCTGATTGCCTCAATAGCACTAGAAACTCCGCCCTTAAGTGCATCTAACGCACCCAAGAAACCTTCCTTCAAGGCGTTTGCGACATTCACCACAGTTTCTTTAATCGCATTGATTGTTGTTGTTATGATGCTCTTAATACCTTCCCAAATCGCTGAAACGGTATTCTTAATCGCACCTAAAACTGTACTAATAATAGTACTAATCGCATTGATCACAGTTGAAATAACTGTTTGAATACCTTCCCAAACGGTCGAGGCTATTCCTTTTATTGCCTCCCAAGCACCACTCCAATCGCCTTTAATAAGCGCAGTCGCTACGTTGATAATGCCCGCTATCACATTCAAAACGGTTGAAATAACTGTTGAAATAACAGTCCATACAGTTTGAACAATCGTTGTAAATACCGTCCAAACCGAATTCCATACTTCTTGGACAACTTGCATTCCTGTTGTGATAACAGTTTGAATGTTTTGAATAGCAGTTGAGATATATGTTTGAATACCAGTCCATACCGCCTCAACGATAGGTTGTAGTGTGTTCCAAACAGTTGTGGCAACCGAAATAATTCCGTCCCAGATAGAAACCATGAACTCAGAAAAACCAGTCCACAATCCTTTGATTGTTTCAACGATAGGTGTAATGAAATCAACAAAACCATTCCACGCAACAGTAGATGCCTCCGTAATACCTTTCCAAAGGTTGCTAAAGAACTCTGTAATGCCGTTCCAAACGCCTTTTATCACTTCAACGACCGACTTAACAATATCAACAATACCATTCCAAACCGTTGTGGCTACCGAAACGATACCGTCCCAAAGTGTTGAGAAGAACTCCGATAAGGCGTTCCATACATTCATCAACGCCTCCACAATTGGTTTTGCGCCTTCTACAAAGCTGTCCCAAACATTAGAGGCAAATTGTTTAATGCCTTTCCAAAGTCCAGAGAAGAACCCTGTAATGCTATCCCAAGCAGTTTTTATAGCGTCGATGACTGGCTTAGCCTTCTCAAGGAAACCATTCCAAGCATTTGAAGCAGTTTTCTTTACTCCGCTCCATAGATTAGAGAACCACTCTACCATTCCGTTCCAAGCATTTTGAATGCTTTTCCAAGCATTTGAGGCAACGTTGACGATACCGTCCCATAACCCGATGAAGAAATTTCTGAAACCTTCGCATTTATTCCATAGGACAACAAACGCTACACCGATTGCTACAACTGCAGCAATAATCAATCCAACTGGACCGAGGAAAGCAACGATTGCAGAAACCGCAGAACCAATCCAACCGCCTACCTTACTAAAGATATTCAATCCAATCATTGCACCCTTAGCAAGTTTTGAACTTCCAGACAAGAATGTTAAGGCTGAGCTTGCAGCTTGAGAACCTTTAGCGATACCACTTAAAATCTTTGCAACTCTTGCAAAGCTTGCTAAACCACCAAAAACAGCCTTGATTGCGCCTACTCCTTTACTCAAACTGATTAAAGCATTTGTCAAGAGTTTTGTTGACCTTTGAGCCACTTTAAAACCAATAAACGCTGTAGCAATCGCTCTTATCTGTTCTGGGCTTAGACTTTGAACGATTTTAGCAAACGCTTGGATTGCCTGTGAAACTGCACTTAAGGCTTTCCCAACCTTTTCTCCAAATGATGCCGTATCTCCGCCAGAAAGCGATGAAAATACTTTCTTAACCGCCTCCCAAACTTCGCTCATCGCTTGTTTAAAATCAGAGATTGCGCTCGTATTTGTGAAACCTTGCCAAAACTCTTTGATTTTAGCAACTGCCGAACCAACAAACGAGGTTATTTTCTCAATCACTGCATCGAAATCAATTTTACTAAAAAAGCTCTCAATCCCTGAGGCTAGTTTGTTAAAATCAACTTTATCAAGTTGATTCATAATCGCCTCAAGTGCCTTTATACCTGCTTTAGACAACGTGTCAAACGCTGGCTTAAGTTTGTTTGATAGTGTTTCTTTCAAACCGTCCAACGATTGGTCTATCGTTTTATAGCTGGTTGCCATGTCCTGCATGGTCATACCTGCTCGCTTGAACGCCTCTGCAAAGTCGTCCGTTTTGACTTGCCCTGCTTGAATTTTTGTAATCAATTCATTCAATGACAAGCCCATTTCTTTTGCGACTGCGCTCATACCTGCTGGCGCTTGTTCCATCATTACACGGAAATCTTGCCATGAAATTTTTGGCTTGGCTAAGGCTTGCACCATTTGTTGAGATAGCGACGTCATGGCTTGCTTAGGATTCTCTGCGGATGCTGCTAGACCACCCATAGCCTTAACTAGTTCGTTGCTATCATTACGACCGATTGCCGCCATTTGAGAGAACGTACTAGCCATATCTGAGGCTGAGTAAATAGTTTTGGTTGCATAGTCCTGCATAGCCTCTTTAGCTTGGTTGATTTGGTCTTTTCCCCATCCTAGCTTGCTGAGGTTTCCATCGAACGTATCCCAAGCCTTTTTTGAACTATTCAACTCACCGACCATTTCGCCCATTGTACTTTTGATACTTCCAAAAGCTGATTTAATTGCTGATCCAACAAGTTCAGCGCCAAGCATTGATTTAAACATCGAACTACTCTTATTTGAAATATTATCAAAAGCGGTTGACGACTTTTGAAGCCCGTTGATTGCTTTCTGTAACCCGTTCAAAGTAGAACTCATTCCCTTATCGACTGCGGTTAATACCGCCTCGACTGAATAAGTTTCTGCCATTATATACCTCCTTTCATTACGTGTTTGCTCTCAGTATAAGTTCTTTCTCTTTGTCTGAGAGCTGATACTTTTGTTTAGTATCTTTTTTCTTGTAAAAATCACTGTATTTTCGATACAAAGGAGTTTTACCGTCCGATTTTGTAGCTTCCACTTGTCTAGATAGCCAAGCAGAACGATGTAAGAGTTCATCTTCATCTTGCTTTCTTAACAACACTCCAGTCATCAACAAGTCATACTCGTACATTGTCATGCGACCTATCTCGTTCATGTCAGTAATGTTTAAAAATCGGACACAATTAATAATGATTTCCTCGAACGTCTCAAGAGATGATTTCTCAATTATTTCTTCTTGAGACCTTGGTTCATCTCCTGTAGCAAAGACTTGCCTGCGTTTGACTCGCTTAATTCTTGAAGTACATCATCGAATAATTGTTCTAAATCTTCGCATTCTTCAACGTATGTTTCAACATCAGTCAAAGAAGGGCGAGGGCTTTCTGTAACTGTTCCATAGTAGATAATATCAGCCAATGATGCGATATTCTTAGCGTATAATTCTGGAATCTTAGCAGATAACGCCATTCCAAATTTTAAGCCTTGTTGCTCGATTGGATAAGCTTTATCAAGCGCACGAACGAATTTCACTCCGAATTTAATGTTGTAAGTTTTATCATTGATTTTTAATTGCATTGTTATTTCTCCTTTTTCTAAAAAATACAATAAAAAAGAGAGGCGTTAACCTCTCTTAATTTCTACCCACCGATACCAGGTACGCCTGTTACAGGACTTGCTGGGCTGGCAGTTCCTTTTGTAGTGTCCGCAAATTCATATTGAACCACTTCTGCTTGACTAGTGTTTAAAGTTGCATAACCTTTAACTCCAGTTCCGTTTACCGCAAATTCAAGTTCTAACTCGATTAGGTCTTCTGCGTTTTTAGTTTTCTTGAATGATGTTAAATAACCTTGGTAATATACTGACTCGTATTTGTTACCTTGTTTTTTAGCATTTTTCTCAATTTCCCAAACTTCAACGAGTTCGCCTTTATCCATAGCAGTTTCTAATTTTGCAACAAGCTCATCGTCTTCTGCCATGATCGTTGTAGCAGTGATTGAAACCTCAATACCACCGACTGATTGAAGAACACCGTCTTTCGTTTTGACTGAGTTAGCGTCACGGCTCTTTTCTGTTGAGTGTTCAGTTTGGAATGCTAGTTTAGCACCGTCCGCTTTGCTTGCTTCGCTTAGCAAGCGAAATAATAGGATACTATCAATCCCTTTTTTTGCAATTGGCATATTTTAACCTCTTTCCTTATAAAATTGTAAATACTAAGCGAACACGACCACGTTTTAGCGGTTCGATTGTCGTGTTATCATCGAAAATCGATATTGTAGATTGTGAAACATTCAAGGCTACATAATAGCCGTCCGCCTCAACAATCTTCATCGATTCTGCTAGGATACTCGAACACATATCCGATACTTGTTTACGTTTTTTACGGGTACTCCACACCGATAAGACCAGTTCGACTGTACCTTTCACGTCCGTTTTGTTTGGAACGAGTATTGACGTCGTATCTTCAAACTCCACGAACGGATAAGGAACATCGTCGTCTGGTTTGTAATCGTATGTTTTATAACCCAAAAAAAGACAACGTTTAAATACGCTGTCAAAAACTGCTTGCTCTCTTGATTTCATTTAACCAACCTCTCCAAATCGTCTTTAAATAGTTTTTTCTGTTCGTCAAAAGCTGGTTTGATAAACGGTTGTGCGCTCATTTTGCGAGTCCCTAACTCAACATAAGCAGCGTAACTAGTGCCTGGTGCAACTTTATATTTGAACCTACCGACTTTGCTACTGTTGACAGAAATAGAACGTTTAGTCGCCCCTGTTGGTTTGACAAAATGTTTATTTTTGCCTCGACCTTCATAATGACCTCTAAACTTAGAAGCGTTGGTAACTGCTTTTTTCTGCATTTCTGAACCGTGTTTTTCAACGATACGCTCAACCTCTTCCATTTTAGCTACTTTCTGTAACTTAGCTTGAAGTTTTTCAAGACCTTTCAATTCAAATTGCATACTAGCCAATAGAGTTATCCTTTTCTAAATAGAATACTCTTCCAGACTGTTTGTCCGCTCTGCTTTTATAGCGTTCTTTTCGATAAATGAGATAAGTAAATGATACTTTAGGCGTGTTTTGGAAATAAACCACTTTTGAACCTCGTTTATACTCTCCGAAAACTGCGACTTGTTTATCAACGCCCAAGTCCATAACGTGGACTGGGACAATCAATCTTTCGCCTTCATTAGAAGTATATTCGCCCGTTTCTGGATTGTACTCTTCTTGTTGATTAGTGATAATTTCCACTCTTTCGTTATATCTCATAGCATCTTAAACCCCGCATTGAATGTTTTCGAGCAAACTCGCTTAATCACGCTGTCATATTCTTTGAAATCATCAGCATCAAACCTCATTGAGGCGCCTTCGAGGGATTGACTACTCATTCCCTCAGCACCAATTCTGTTAAACCGTTTAATAATGACCTCAGTAATAATGTACTCAAGGCCTTCAGGGACATCATCCACGCCTGCGTATGCTAGAAAATTAGCAGTTGTCAACGTTGCTATGGTTGTTAGTAACTTATCTTGAAGTTCATCCTCAATCCCTAGCAATATCTTTGCTTGAGCGATATTTGCCATGTTATCCCTCCAATACTGCAATAAGTTCCTCTTTGTTCAATGTTGAATAACCTTCAATATTGCGTTCCTTAGCAATATCTTTCAACTCTTTAACCGTTAATTCGCTATAGTTAATAGCTTCAGTTTCAACAGGCTTTTTAGGGTGATGTCGTCGTAACATCATCCCCATTAAACATTCCCTCCAAATTTAACAACTTTTGTAGGGTCGTATAAGTACACGCCGTAATGCTCATCACCAGTAATAACTGTAGTTTTCTTTAAGATGTCGCGGTCTGTTTCAATAGCCACATCACGTTTTAAGTTGATAACGAATGCGCCGTATTTTGCAACATCGTCTGTGTCTGTGTCAGTAGCTGAAACTTTAACAAGGAATCCTTTACCTTTGTCAACTTTCTTAGAGCGTACAATTTGAACGCCATGAGCTTCACCAAAAGTTCCAGAAATAACAATGTCCGCACCGATTTCTGAACCACGAACCCATTCCTTTGCAGTATCTGCACGTAAAGCAATAGCGTCTTCTGGATTGATAAGCGCAACATAACGAGCGTCTTCTTCATCCGCAAATACTGCTAAAGCTTTATCAAGTGCAGCACCAGTTGTAGGAGCTTCCTCAACGAATTGAGTAGCTTTCTTAGCTTCAACGATTAAATCGTTGTCTACTTTGTTAGCGATAGCTAAAGCGATTTGATGTGTTGCTTGACCTAGAGGGTCTCCGTAACCTGATAAAAGAGCTTCGTCTGTTAATTCAATACCTTTACCAGCTTTTTTAATAGTCATAGTAGATTTAGCAGTAGTCAATTGGTCAGGGGTGATTGCTTCGCCTTCCGCAATATCTTTAGCGTCTCCAGAGTATTCCCACTTTGGAACTGTAACAGTGTTTCCTGGTTGTCCAACTAACTCACGCTCAACGTAAGCAAGTGGTGTAAATTTAATCATTTTTGGTAATTTAGCCGAAACCATGTCTGCCATAACTTCAGGGTTTACTAATTGTGCAATTTTAGTTTGTGTCATATATTTTTATCCTTTCAATTTGTGATATAGTTCGGGGTTATTTTGCAGTAATTCATTTCTACTTTGATACCCCATTCTGTTGAATTGTTCTTTGGTAATCTCACCAGCTGAAGTATCTTCCATCTTCTTAGGTGTTTTACCTTTTAACTTTTCGCCAACTTTCTTGTCAGCAAGTTCATTCACTAAAGCTACAAAGCTCTCTACAGCCTCTTGCGTTTTCTCTGCGGTATCTTTGACAACAAGACCTAGGATTTTATCGTCTGCTACAACACCGCCTTCTGATAGCATTTTTGAGGCTTCTCGCTCTAGTCCGCTACGATTAATTTTAGCTTCAAGTTCAGCAATGTATGCTCTTTGTTTTTCTTGTTCATACTCTGCTTTTTGGCTTTCGTTCATCGCACGTAGCTTTTCGGCTTCATCAAGTTTTTCCTGCATTCGTTTATCGAATGATTTTTCTTGCTTTGCTAGGCGTTTTTTGATTAGCTCATCAACTTCGCTTTGCGTGAATGTTTTTGGTGCATCTTCAACCGTTTCAGAATTGTCGACTGTTTCCTTTTCGATTTCCAATACATCTTCTTTTACTTCTTCTGCCATTTTTAGGCCCTCCTTTTAAGTCCGAGTGGACTGATATCCTTAGCTTTTAATGTCATCAAAGTTTGGACAATATAAAAACCGTACGGGATTCCGTACGGTTAGATTATTTTTTTGATATTTCATTTCTCGCTCATTTCTGAGCACGAAAAAAGCACTTAGATTTCTCTAAGTGCTTTTTATTGTTAATAAGCAAATTCAAGTTTTGGTTTTATATCTTGATAAAGTTTTAAGATTTCAGCAGGAGTATCCTCACTGAAAATAAATTGTTTCTTTTCTGAAATAGTTTTATCACCGACAATCCAGTGGCGGATTTTCTTTGTAAAAATCAAAACTTCTTTGCTAGGCATAGCCATTACTTCCATGATAATACCTCCTTGACTTTATTTAACAGATTTGTGTCTGTAACCTTATCTCCCAATACCCCGACTTCAGCGACCAGCTCATTGATGTTATTGTTGTAAAATGCAATAGCTGCATTATCGCTAATGCTATAAAGATAATTATAGTCATGTTTCAATTGTTCCTTGACATACGATACTAATGGGGAATTCAATTCAGACATTGCTTGTTCGACACTATTATACCGCTCTTTGTTGGCTTTGTAAAATGCTTTAGCAGAATCCCAATGTTTTTTATGCGTTAGTTCATGAACCATGGTATCTTTAATGTTTTGAGCAGCAAA